GCGTTTACACAAGTTAAGCTAGAGCAAGATGCTCCTGCTGTTCTGTATTATTACTGCACAAATCATTCAGGAATGGGCGGCAAGGCCGCGGTTCGTATAACTGATCTGACCGCGGATCGTGTACTTGTTGCAGATTCTGGCGGTGATTTATCTGTATCGGCGGTTACTACAACAAAACTTGGTTATCTTGATGATGTTACGTCTGCAATACAGACCCAGATTGACACTAAATCTCCCGTTGCCTCGCCAACATTTACAGGCACTGTGACAATACCGGGGTTTACTGTGAGTGGCGGTACTCAAAATTGGACTGCTGTAGCAAGTGGTACAAATCTGACTTTTGCTTACAATGGAGTAAATAAAATGCGGGTAGATTCTAGCGGAAATCTTACCGTGACAGGTGACGTTACAGCATTTGGTAGCTTGTAAGGAGATATTAAATCATGGCCGTGCCAACTGGAGCAGCAAGTCTGGGCGACATACAGACTGAGTTTGGTGGTTCAAACCCGATATCTTTGTCGGAATATTATGGTTTTGTATCAAATCCTTCTGGCATACCGGCCAGCGGGGTTATATCTATCGACGACTTTCGTGGTAAGGAGAATGTTTACACCCTTACATCAGATGCTTTTGCTAGCTCAATAACTCTTGCCGCAGACGATATAAACGGAAGTGCTGGTGCTTGGGTTGGGGTATCTGGCGGCGGTGGTGGCGGTGCTGGCGTAGTGTATGGCACCTTCGCAAGGGGGACAGGTGCAAATGGTGGCGCTAGTGGTTTCTTTGGCTTTTTTGTCAGCGATGTAACCACTTTAATTGGCGCTTCTTTTACCGCTGGTGCCGCAGGGGCGGGCTCATTTACTAATGGCGTTCCAGGTTCATTTGGTATCTCAAGCACTGGCGGCACAGGCGGCACCAGCACATTAAGCTTTACCGGCGTAAGTATATCATGCACAGGCGGCACGGGTGGTTTGGGTTATACTGGCGGCTCTGTTGGGTCTGGCACTCCCGGCAATCCCGGTACAAGTAGTGGATCTGGTGCTACAAATATAAATGTGGGTGATTCTATTGCTAGTTTTTACTCTGGTAAGTATGTTACAGGCCCACAGTCAATAGGCGCTTCTGGCGGCGGCGGTGCTGGCCCTGTGGTTGTTACGGGGGATGGCGGCACCCCCGGCCAATCTACTGGCGGCACAGGCGGTGCGGGTATGCTGACTATAATATACGAAGCTGTGCCACAGACGTAGAGAGTAAAAGATGCCTTATACAGACCTTAGATTTAAAGCTGGCATAAACAAGGAGATCACCCCGTACTCTGAAGAGAACGGTTGGATTGATTGCGATAAAATTCGTTTTAGGTTTGGCTATCCAGAGAAGCTAAACGGTTGGGATAAAAGTTCAACTTCCGATAAAGCTTTTCTTGGACAGTGCCGTGGGATGCACGAATGGGTTGCTCTCAGCGGAGAAAAGTTTTTAGGGGTAGGGACTGAACAGAAGTATTATATTAAGCAGGGTGCGGACTATAAAGATATTACGCCTGTCAGGAATACGACTTCTGCGGGGGATGTTACTTTTGCTGCCACAAATGGATCTCCTGTAATCACGGTTACGGATGTAAATCACGGTTGTGTGGTTAATGATTTTGTAACTTTCTCTGGGGCGGCGTCTTTAGGCGGCAACATCACTGCGGCTATATTAAACCAAGAGTATCAAATTACAGAAGTTATAGACGGAAATGGCTATAAAATATCTGCTCGCACCGTTAGCAGCATTGAAAGCATCACTGTTACAGGAGGCTTAAACGCCACGGCGGTGAATGCTAACGGAAGTGATACAGGAAATGGCGGTAGCAGCGTAGTTGGAACTTACCAGATAGGCACAGGACTTAACTCATCTGTATCCGGTGTTGGGTGGGGCGCAGGTTTATTTGGTGGCACAAATAACTCTGCATTTCAAACCACTATTGCGGAAGATTTAGATGCTTCTGAAACAGGTGTAGATGTAGCGTCAGGTCAGGGTTCTAATTTTGCAACCGACGACATAGTGCTGGTGGGCAGTGAGCTTATGACAGTGGGATCAGTTGCTACAGATACTTTGACGGTTACTCGCGGGACAAAAGGTAGTAGTGCGGCTACCCACTCTAATGGAGCAAACATATTCCTTGTTGTAGGTAATACCAATACGGCTAATAACTTTAACGGCTGGGGGGAAGGTATCGCAACTGGAACTCAGACAGCAATAAGTAATCTTCGCATATGGTCACATGATAACTTTGGTGAAGACCTTATATTTAACGAGCGTAATGGTCAGGTATTTTACTGGGACAAAACAACTGGGGTTGGTACGCGGGGTGTAGAGCTTTCAACGATATCTGGAAGTCCTACGTCTGTGCCACAGAAAGCCGCACAAGTACTTTTATCAGATCGTGACAGGCATGTAATCGCTTTTGGCTGCGATGGATTGGGTGCTTCGCCCTCAACAGCTAAAGGAGATGGCTCACAGGATCCGATGTTAATTAGGTTTTCCAGTCAAGAAAATCCTATTGATTGGTATCCGACCACCACCAATACGGCGGGTGATCTGCGAATTGATTCTGGTTCAAAAATCGTGCAAGCCATAGAAACAAGGCAACAGATCCTTGTCTTTACAGACGTTGCTATCTACGCAATGCAGTTCATTGGACCGCCGTTTACGTTTGGTATTAACCTTATCTCTAGTAATATAAGTATTGCCAGCCCCAAAGCAGCGGTTGCAGTAGATGACGCGGTATACTGGATGGGCGCAGCAGAGTTCTATAGCTATACAGGTGCGGTACAGCGTATTCCTTGCACGGTTCGTGATCATGTATTTGATGACTTCAACACAGGGCAATCTGATAAAGTTGTGGCGGGATCAAATATATCATTCTCTGAAGTGTGGTGGTTCTACCCATCCGCAAGCTCTACTGAAAACGACAAGTATGTGGTTTATAATTACCAAGAAGGTATCTGGTATGTAGGCAATTTGAGTAGAACCGCTTGGCTAGATCGTGGGATATCTGCACTACCAATAGGCGCGGGAGATCAAAACTTTTTATACAGCCATGAGGTTGGGACAACTTACACAGACGAGACTCAAAACACTACATCATTTATTGAGTCTGGGGATCTTGGTATTTCTGACGGAAATCAATTTTCTTTTGTAACTAGAGTTATTCCTGACCTTAACTTCAGAGATACCAACGTGGAAAATACCACGGTAGATTTTATCTTGAGTGCCAAGAACGCACCCGGTCAGGTCGCCCAAACAACCAATACTGATACTATTACAAAGACATCTAATGTGCCTGTAGACCAGTATATCAGCCAGTATCAGACCAGACTGCGAGGCCGTAGCTTTACATTTAAGATCCAGTCAACAGATCCAGACGTATTGTGGCGGTTAGGTATTCCTCGCGTTGACATAAGACCAGATGGGAGAAGGTAATGTCCATAGCTCCAGTACCATTCTTTCCTGTACCACCGCCCCAGTATACACAACAGTATATGGCAGAGGTAGTTCGTGCGTTCTCTGTGTTTGCAGCTCAGATTACAAACCCTGCTATAGCAAAGCCTATACTCATTGAGATCCCTGCATCTGCACAGGCGCTAGACGAGGTTGGCACCGTATATGAAAGCAACACGGTACTTAGGATCAAGTCTGCTACGGCAGCAAATAATACTGTGGGTATGCCACTGCCTACATACACGGTAGCTTCATTGCCCGCAGTAGAGACTGGCACTTTAATATACGTTTCTAACGGGGCAGCAGGTAGCCCTGTCGTTGCGTTTGGGGATGGATCTAATTGGCTGCGTGTTGATACACGGGCAGCGGTATCAACGTAGGTGACTGACATGGCTAAAAATATTATAGATGACTGGAAGGTATTTCCCCGCCTGATGATGTTTGTTGTCACGGTGCTGACCTATCAGGCAGTGCATTGGTTTATGAGCTTGCCACCAGAGTCACACACTACACAGTCAGCG